CACCAGCGAGCGCGGGTTCCGCTTCCCGAAGCCGTTTGCGCGCAGCCTGCGCGACGGGGCCGAGCAACTGGCGCAGGCAGTGGACGAACTCGCGGCCACGGAAACCGCTCGGAGGGCAAACAAATGAGCGGCGGCGAGGTCATCAACCTGGCGGTGCTGAAAACTTTGTGCTGGACGGTCGCTGGCGCGGCGCTTGCGCGGGTGCTGGCGGTGGCGCTATGAGCAGCAAAGACCCGGACGACTACGACTACACGTTCCCCCATCACTCACAGTTCTCGCGGACGGAGGCCAACGAGGCTGGTGCCGAGGTGGAAGACCCAGGGGCGTGGGCAAAGCCAGCCCCGTGGCCGAAGTATTCAGCCGCCGAGGAAATGCAGAAGCGGCTGGACGACGGGCAGCACACGCCAACCGTATATGTCAAAGAGCAATGGCACCGGAAAAAACCCCAGAAGGCGATCCCCGTCGGCCCGTACCGGGACAGTTGGCTGCTCGCGTCGTACAACAGCAAGCGTACTCCGACGTGCGCCCATTATGTCCAGGCAGCGGGGACTGGAGCAACCTACGTCGTGGGATGCCCAACCTGCGGCAAAGAGTACACGGGCGCTCAAGGTCGGCCCCTTGAGTACGGTCGCCGCGAGGCTGCATTTGATACTGCCGACAAGTGGATATGCCCAAACAAAAACAAGGAGGGAACAACATGAAAGGGAAACTGACAGAAATCCGAATCAAGAAGAACGGCCGATGGGTCATCAGGAGGCGATACAAATGGTAGACGTAGTGCTAGAGGAACTGGTGCAGCGGACGTGCCACGTCGGCGGCGAGAGCGTGGTCGTGACGCGCTACCACAACCCAGCCGGCGTGGAGTTTATCGAGGTGGACTTCGGCGGCGTGAGCGACCAACCAGGGTTGGTGCTGCCGGTGGCCGAGGCCGAGAACCTGGGGCGAGCATTGCGCGAGTGCGCGGTGCAGCTCCCAGACCCCCAAGGAGGGACAGAAAATGGCGACAGTTGAGTTCATAACGGCGCAAGAGATAATCCAGACGGCGATGGCTGGGAAAGCCGTCCGCAGATGGGACGTGGACGTTGTCCGCGAAGGCGACAAGTTGTTTGAGTACACCAGCGGCGACAGCCCGAGCATTGCCCACTCCTACGACGCGCTCGACCCCGCGCGAGAGTCGAGGGAGATACTGGCCGCGTACAGCATCGTTAAACTGGCCAACGGCGAACGCCTGTACGAGGTAATGCCGAGGGCCGAGCTCGACAAGGCCCAAGCGCAGAGCAAGGCCAATGGGCCGAACAGCCCTTGGGCGAAGTGGCACAGCGAGATGTGCAAGAAGTGCGTGCAGAAGCGGCACGCGAAGCGGTTCTCGACTTCGCCCGAGCTGGCGGCGCTTATTCAGGCCGACCACGATGCGGAGGGTGCGCGCGAGCCCATCCACCACGACCAGCCCCCGACCGACTCCAACCGGGGCGGCTACGACCGAGCCGCCGACGACAGGCTGATCACCGAGCCGCAGCGCAAGCGGCTGTTCGCCATTGCCAAGAAGGCGCACGGCGACCAGGCAAACCAGGCCGTCGAGGCCGCGTTGTCGGCGGCGGGCCTTTCAACCACCAGCGACATCAAGCGCAGCCAGTACGACGCTGTAGTCGCTGAAGCTGAGTCTTGGGTCGAGCCCTCGCCCGAGGGTTACGTCGAGGCTGGGGGGGCAGATACGCCTGCCGGCGACGTATCGTGGTAGCAGTCAACGACGTTTCGGGTGGGCGACGGCAGCCAATGGTCGTGATCGGAGTCCACCTGCCCGAGGCACTACTGACCCGCTTGGCCGCCCAGGTCGAGAAGAGCGGGCTTAACCGCGCGGAAGTGATCCGCGCAGCGATTTCACGCGGCCTGCGCCGCATGGAACGTCAACCATAACCAAGGAGGAGCGAAGCAATGCAACAGGGATTATTAAACGAGAAACAGGCGTGTAAAATGCTCGGGGTGTCAGCAGCCACGATGCAGAATTGGAGGTGTCTCAAAAAGGGGCCAGCGTTCACGAAGCTCGGCGACAGCATACGGTCGCCCGTGCGATACACGCTCGAGGCGGTCGAGGAGTTCTTCGGCGGGAAACTGACCGTCCCGCAGCCGAAGCGGTACGCGAAGAAACGGGGCAAGCAGCGGCGGCGTGGCGTTAGTCCGAACGGCGAGGTCGTTCGGTATGGCAAGGTTGACCACGACCAGCCAGCGGAAGCGGCGCAGGACAATGAGCCTGCCCGCGTGGTGGAGGTCACGCCGCCCAAGCCTGGTGTCCCCGACGAGTCCAGTCCCCTGACCGTGGACGCGCGACAACTGGCAGCCGTCATCCACAAACTGCTCAACCAACTGGTTGAGATGAAACAGCCAGTGACGCTCGACCGACTGGTTGAGCTGATCTCGGACTAGGAACCCCACGGGTGCCCGGCGGGGGCTTGGAATTCCCCTTCTCACCGCCCTACCCCCCCCCAAACCAGCGCAGTGCCGGGAGCGTTGGTTTTTCCCCTTACAGCTTGAGCTGCCGCCCGTCGGGCAGCACCGCCTGGTCGCGGTGGTCTATCGTGACCGTGTAGTCGGTGAACGTGTTGCTGCTCTCGCCCGTGTAGATCACCGAGAACCCACGCACCCAGTCGTTCGGAACCCCGTGCTGGTACTTCATCTCGAGCGAGCTCAGGGTGCCGGGGCACCAGGCTTTGATGACCTTGCCCGAAAACGGATCGCGCGTGGCGACCGACATCTGCCTGTGAACGTGCCCATGTACCACCGACCTGCCGCCAGTCTTCGCGCGCTCAAGGTGCTGGGCGCTCGCGTTCTTTGCATACGACCAGCCGTGCACGGCGATCAGCGTCCCGGTCACGATGGGATAAAAGCTGTCCACGCCAGACCGGGGAATGTACGGCACCCACTGAAAGCCGTCGATGTCCTTGGCCAGGAGGCGCTTCGGCTCGAGCAGGTCGTGAACTCCAACGCCTGCCATCCCGATCTTGGAGCACCAACGAGCCACCCTGAACTCGTGGTTGCCCTCCAACTGAATCCACTTTTCGGCCCCGCTGCGCTTCAGGCACTCCTGCATCCAGGCGCGCGCAGGATCCACCTCGTCGTTGAGATATGAATGAGTTCTGGCCGCGTCCTCGATGGCCGGGGGGTGGCTGGTAAAAATAAGGCAGTCCAAAAGATCGCCTAGATGTATAATTCTGGATGGCTTCAGGACGGAGCAAGCCTTTACGACGAGCTCGCAAGCCGCTTTGTCCTGCTCACCGAAGTGCGCGTCGGGCAGGACTAGGGTGGTGTTGGGCTGTGGTGTTGGCATAAGGGGTTTGGCCTACCCTGCCGTCGCCGACAGGGCAGACCGCGCGAGCGCGGGAGGAGGGCGTAGTGCGCTCGCGCTAGTCCTCCGTGCAGGCTGCGCGCTGGCCGCCGAGGGCCAGACACGCGGCGCGCAGTTCAATGACCAGCTCTGACAGATCGGAGGCCAGCAGGCTGACGCAGGTCGCAGGCTCGCCTGCCACTTCGCAGGCATATTCAGTCGGCTGGGCCTTCATCGTTGGGATTATCACGAGGTACGGGGACGGAGGGCGCGCCCGGCTCCACCCGGAACCGCACCCGGCCACGGCGACCAACACGCCAACGCAAAGCAGCGTTCGCGCGCTCCATCGCATCGACCAGGGCAACCGCCTCGTCACGCTCCCGGTTCTCCCGCCGGCCAGCCCACCACCGCAGCGCAGCCATCGCCAGCACGGCAATGAGCTGCGCGACCAGCGAGCCAACCGACACTACTCCGCAGCGTTCGCGTCACCGCCAACGCTCACACAATGCTCGAGCACGCACGCCTGCGCGTACAGGTCAGCCGACGGCGTGGTCGTCATCTCGCTTTCCCAAGACAGCGCGCAGCCGGAAAGCATGACCAGGGCCACCACCACCAGCGCCTTCACGACGAGCCTCCGGGGAGTAGCGTCTGCGGCCCGGTGGTCAGGAATCGCAGTGCGATATTTACGATGGAAATGGCGTAGACCATCACCTGCGCCGATACCCAGCCAGTCTCGCCCACAGCGCCTAGCGCCGCCGCCAGTACCATCAGGACGTTGATAACCAATGTCTTCTTACCGCTCAGAAAGTCCATGTGTATGCCTCCTTGTAGTATCTCTCGATCCGATCGAGGTATGTCCGCGTTTCACGCGGGATTTGTAGCCGCCAGTCCCCCTGGTGAGTTGAAAGTATGCGCCCGAGTAGGCCCACGCCGCAGTTGTACGCCGCCGTTGCTTGCAGGCGGTCGCCGCCCATGCGCTCTGCCAGCCAGTTCATGTACGCAGCCTGGGTCATGATCGCGTGTTCGGGGTTGAAGGGGTCTTTCCCCTTCGCCCACTCTGCCCAGGTCGCCGGCATGAACTGAGCCAACCCCTGCGCGCCCGCCGCGCTGACCGCTCGCGGGTCGATGTCGCTGCCCGACTCTGCCCTGGCCTGTGCACATAGCCACCGCCAGTCGATCGGCGGCCTGGCGTAGTACTGGAACAGGCTGTCGAAGCGTTCGGCCTTGCGGATGTCAGGCTTCATGGTATCCGTCGTTGTCGTTGTCGTTGTCGTTGTCGTTGTCGTCGTCGGCTTCTGACACCGGAATAACCTCGTAACCCAACTGGCGCGAAGCGCGGTTAATCGCAGACGATAGCTCGGCCAGTTGGTGCATAAACGCCTCCAATAGGTCGCGGGATTCCTCCTCGCGCTGCCGCCGGATCCCCTGAAGCTCCACCACTTTGTTGTCAGGCTTCCCTCCATCAATTAGTTTCATCTGGCACCGTCACCCCCTGCTTCTCAGCGAGGCCGCGCAATATTGTCTCGGCAATGGCCTGCCCTTTTTCCAGTTGCCGAATGTCCTTCCTGATAGATCGCAAATCCGAGCGAACCTGGAGCTGCTCGTCCTGCACGCCATCGAGCTCCGCGCCCCACGCTCCCCACTGCGTCAACCCGGTGGCCAGGCCGGCGAGGCACAAGCCCGACAGTGTGACAGCCACGCGGGATAGGATCATTTCGCCTTTCTGCGTCATCGTTTCGCCTATGATTTCACCTGGCAACGGCACGCCCCTGGCTCACGCTACTCTGCGAAGTCGAGCTGCGCCTGCCTGGTCGCCTGCAACTCGGCCAGCGTCAGTGTGTCCAGGCGGTCACTAGTCCGCAGCGGGCCGGGGCTAAAAACCCCGACGGCGGCCAGTTCGGCGATCAGCGCCTGGTCGCTGTCTAGGATCTCTTGCTTGCAGGTCGCCACGTCGGCGCAAAGCGCAAAAGCGGATACGGGGGACAGCAACAAGGCGGCGAATATCAATCGGATCATCTGAAACAAACCCTCCAGCTACAGGCCATGTTGAGGGCGTTGGTGGCCGGCCCTGTCGCCTTGACGTACACCAGATCGCCGGCCGTGAACCAGTAGATATCGGCAGGAGCTCCAGCGCAGGCATAATCGCTGGTGCCGGTCGTGCCGGTTATAGTGCAAACGGTTGTAAAGGTATTGCCTGAGAGCCAGCAGTCGTTCTGTGCGCCGTCGGCGCTTGTGTCCGCGTCACAGTTGTCGGTGGTAGTCTCGGCCAGCAACACCAACCAGGTTGATGCATTTGCAACGTCATTCGTGGCGCGGCAGCTCATACTGTCCACCGATATCGTATGCGTCAGCGGCACAGTCTGTTGGGGGTGATAGCCGAGCGCGATCCATTGCCCCGTAATCTCGCGCCCCCCCATGACTGGGACGTAGGAGTTGGTGAAATTGCCCGCGCTATTCACGACGGTGGCGAAATGCCCCGAGGCGAGGAAACAGTCGCGCGACGATGTTGTCGTGCTGGCCTCGTAGCCGTGCTTGACCCGGCGCTTGCGCCCAGTGTTGTCGCAGTAGAACAGGTCAGGCCCGACAATGGACATCCTGCCAGCCGTGTCGTCATAGCAGTGCAGCGTTTCCGTGCCTGAGTGAATAAACCCAGGGTCTTGGGATTCGCTATCGTGCGTGTAGTTCAACGGGTCATTGCACTGGCTGTCGTCAGTGCAGGCACGGCTCGACCCCTCGCAGAGGCTCCCGGTGCAAGTGCCGGTGTGCCCAAATGCGCGCCCCCAGATCAGCGAGTCACAGATCCCGTCGCAATCGCTGTCTACCGTGCATGGCAGGGAGTCGCCGTCGGTGTAGCACCAGCCATCGGTACAGGTGCCCGTGCAGTCAGCATCAGCGGCGCACAACTGCCCCTCTTTCGTCGTGCCCTCGTTCTGGCAGTGGACGGGAGTGCTGCCCGGCGCGTGGCTGCCCGACGAGCCTCCCGAAGTGCCCGCGTGATCTGCCGCCGCTGGCGTGGCCAACAGCAACAAGGCCAAGATCAAACTAATCATTCTCGCCGCCCCCCATATACTCGATGAAAAGGTGAGACTGGTTCGCTGTCCATAAAAACATTCCCTTCCTGTCGTCCTGTCGAGCTGACAATGCTGCCATTCGCACGCGGTCGCAGCGGTCGAGCAGCAGGATGCTGCTGGCCGAAACGCCTATGTCTTGGCCACTCTCCTTGAAAACATTCGCGCCAGAGTAGAGGGCCGCCGTGCCGGTCGGCGTTGTGTCCGGCCCTTGGCCCGTTGGCCACGCGCCGAAGGTGCAGGCGGTACACAGGGTGGTAGGCAGAGCGCAGGTGGCCTCCCTGACCTCGCCGCGCACCGCGAGGTAGCCGCTGCGGGAGCCCTGGAACTCAGGCGTAAGGGCGACCGTGATCTGGTACACGCCGGCCTTTTCCACCGTCACGGTGCCGTTGTCAACGGATGGGGAGGTTGGGTCGAGCGTGAAAAAAGCAGGGTCAGGCGTGGTTGGAATCGACGTGTCGAGGTCGGCCTTCTCGAAGCTGGTGCCGATGCGGTCGCCATCGTCCCCGCAAGCGTTCGACGTTCCTGCCCCGTCGCAGTCGGTGTCGCGGTAATGCACGAACTTGCGAGGCTGGAGTTTGTAGAGCAATCGGTCGCCGCCGCAATATTGCAGCGTCTGGTCAACGATCACCATCTCGCCGCCCCGGTCGCACTGGGAGTCGAGTCCCACCGCGTCACACACAGCGGCCTCGTCGTCCGCGCAGTGCATACATTCGCTGGTGCAGGTGTTCTGCGCCACCACGCAGGTGCCAGTCGGGCAGTCGCCATCAACGTTGCAGTAAGTACAAGCCTCCCCGGATGCGGTGCATGATCCCACGTCACCGGCTACGCCCGCGCCCGCCACCACACACGCGTTTCCCGTGTCCCATATGGGAGCCACCACGTCGCCTGGCGCGACACACGGGTTGACCGAGGCAGTGGATGCTCCGCAAACGAGCGCGTTATCCGCGCCGGTCTTCGTTTGCACGAATGACCGCTTTGCACTATCGCCGTCGGATGTTTCCCATGATTGAGCTTGGCAGCAGTTGGCAAACGCAGTGCCTGACCCGCCGACGCTGCACTCGGTTGCGCTGCCGCCGTCTGTACACTCAGCCCCAGAGTTCGGGCCGCAGGTGCAGTTATAGCCGGCGGTCGCCCAGGCGTTGCCAACAGGGAGAATGAGTGCGAGAGCTAAAACCAAAACCTTTATCAAGAGCCAATCCTCACGACCGAAAGCACCATCGAGCCGCCGACCGGCGAGCCGCCGCCCGAGTTGCCCATCTGAACGAAAACAGGGGTTCCGGATGATGCGACGGTAAAAATCCAGTTCGCCGCAAAAGCGTTCTCGCCTGACGTGTTCCTGCCCACAGTCATGGTAAGGGTCTGGCGCACCGTTGGCGGCGTGCCAGTGCCCTGCCGCAGGGTGACATTGTGGGTGCTCTCCTCGCCGATGGCGATAGAGCCAGTGAGGTGCGCGGTGTACACGCCAGCACAAGCCTCTGTCTGGGTGATTTGTATATCGTCGCTGCCTGCGCTGCCTGCGCTGGCAGTGACGCAGGCAGTACTATTCGCCCCAGCGCCCCAGCCGCCGTATTTCGTCGCGTTGGAGCCGGCCGACGAGTTGCTCGACAACATCCCCCAGATGGCTGTAGCGCCGCCGCCACCACCATCGTCAGCTTGGCACGTCCAGTCAGTATTCGCGCTGTTGCGCTTGACCACCTGGTCAGCGGCGCAGCTAAAGTCGGAAAAGGTAGTCTCGTCCGTCGTGTCGGAGTTGGGCCAGTCAGCCGCCACGTTGACCCACAGCTTGTCGTTCGAGGGTTCGGTGAAGATCGAGTTCGTGTCGCCAGTCACCGCGATCTCGTTCAGGTCGAGGGATTCGTTTTCTCCATCGTCCCCGAGGTCGTAAACAATAACCGATCCGTCGGCACCAGCCGCGCCGTCGATCCCGTCGCCACCCGTCAACCCAGTCAGCCCAGTCGCGCCATCGCTGCCGTTGGCCCCGGCTGCGCCCGCCGCGCCCGCCGAACCAGTAAGGTCAGCGCGTAGAGTCCAGGTCGAAGCGCCTGTCTTTTCTTTCACCTCGTCGGTGTCGGTCTGAAAATAAAGGTCGCCCACCGCGCCGAGCGCACCTGCCGGAGCTTCAGCGCCCGTGTGCCAGGTGGCTCCGTCGCTGCCGACCGCACCAGCGGCTCCGTCATTACCATCAGCACCAGGAGCGCCCGTCGTGCCGGTAGCGCCAGTCGTGCCGGTTGCTCCATCTAACCCGGCAGCCCCGGCTGCGCCTGCCGCGCCGGTCGAGCCGGTAGCGTCTGCGATCTCTGTCCAGGTCGAGGGAGCTCCGGTCTTCTCAAATATTTTGTCAACGCCCGCTCCTGTCTGGAAGTACAGGTCGCCCACTGCTCCAATAGAAAGTGGCACGCCCCCGCCCGTGTGCCAGGTCGAGCCGTCAGCACCAGCAGAGCCAGCGGCTCCGTCATTACCATCAGCACCAGCCGTGCCGGTGGTGCCGGTAGCGCCGGTCGTGCCCGTAGCTCCGGTCGATCCGTCGTTGCCAGCGGCCCCAGTGCCTCCCGTTGCCCCCGTTGCGCCTTGGCAGTCAGCCACGTCGCAGTCAGTATCGCCGTCGGTGTCCTCTGTCGCCAGGTTGCAGACACCGTTGGCGTTTAAGTCCCAACAGGCAGCCCCGACAGCACCCGCCGCTCCATCTACCCCGTCAGCCCCGGCTACCCCGGTGGTGCCCGTTGCGCCAGTCAATCCAGTCGCGCCGGTTGCTCCATCTACCCCGTTGGCCCCGGTAGTGCCTGTCGCGCCCGCCGCCCCGGTAGCGCCCTGGCAATCGTTCACGTCGCAGTCAGTATCGCCGTCGGTGTCTTCGGGGTCGAGATTACAAACGCCGTTGGCGTTCAAGTCCCAGCAGGCAGTACCGCCTGCACCCGCCGCTCCGTCTAACCCGTCAGCCCCGGCTGGGCCGGTAGCACCGGTGGTGCCGGTAGCTCCTGTCGTTCCGGTCGTTCCCGTAGCTCCGGCAGCCCCATCTACCCCGTCAGCGCCAGCGGCCCCGGTGGCCCCTTGGCAGTCAGCCACATCGCAGTCAGTGTCGCCGTCGGTGTCCTCAGTCCCCAAGTCGCAGGATCCGTTCGCGTTTAAGTCCCAGCAGGCCGTACCGCCCGCCCCGGCTGCGCCGTCTACCCCGTCAGCCCCAGCAGCACCAGCCGTTCCGGTTGCTCCTGTCAGTCCAGTCGATCCAGTCGCGCCATCGCTACCGTTGGCCCCAGCCGCCCCGGTTGTGCCTGTGGCCCCTGTGGCCCCCTGGCAGTCAGCCACATCGCAGTCGGTGTCACCGTCGGCATCCTCGGTCGCCACGTCGCACACGCCGTTGGCGTTCAAGTCCCAGCAGAAAGTCCCGGCGGCACCGTCGGCCCCGTCGGCACCGGCGGCCCCGGTAGTACCTGTTGCCCCGGTGGTGCCTGTCGCGCCGGTCGCCCCATCAGCCCCATCGCCGCCAGCCGCACCATCGGCCCCAGTCAATCCAGTCTGGCCGGTAAAATCGCCTCGAGATGTCCAAACGGCGAGCCCGGTTTTCTCGAACCACTCATCTGACGTGGAGTTGAGGTAGAAATCACCCTGAACGCCCAGCCCGGTCGCCGGATCTGGTGTGCCTGTATGCCAGGTGGCTCCGTCATCACCAGCAGCGCCCGCAGCTCCGTCACTCCCGGCAGCCCCGGCTGCGCCATCACTACCGTCGGCACCCGCAGGGCCAGTCGCCCCGGTTGTGCCGGTTGCGCCCGCCGACCCATCAGCTCCGTCAACGCCGGCAGCCCCGGCTGCGCCGGTAAGGCCCGTGGCCCCCGTCGGCCCAGGAGCGCCCGTGGTGCCGGTAGCGCCCGTGGTGCCTGTAGCGCCCGCAGCGCCGTCGTTGCCGTCTGCTCCCGCCGCGCCCGCAGGCCCGGTAGCACCCGTCGTGCCGGTTGCTCCCGCCGCGCCGTCGTTGCCAGCGGTGCCCTGTGCCCCGGCTGCGCCGGTAGCTCCTGTCGTTCCGGTCGCGCCTGTAGCCCCGTCAGCGCCGCCCTCGGCCATTAGATCCATAACCGTCGTCCAGTTACCGCCCACGCCCGGTTCAGTCGAGCCGCCAGAGGTATGGTCGGCCGTGATTATGTAGCTCGATCCACCGTGCGCCACCGCGTCGTCGGCCACATATCCGGTCAACGTGACCCACGCGCCCTGCCAACTCACCGAGCCGCCAGCGGCACCAGTCACGTCAGCGATGATCGTCCACTGAGCGCCGCCGGTCTTCTTAGAGATCGCGTCGGTCGTCGTGTTGAAATAAAAGTCGCCGCTGACCCCCAGGCCACTGTCAGGCGCTGTACTCCCCGAAAACCACTCCGCACCGTCTGTGCCTTGCGGCCCGGCTGCACCGGTGTTCCCGTTTACGCCCTGGTCGCCGGTTAGGCCAGTATCACCCTGCACCCCGGCTGGGCCGGTAGCGCCGGCAGGGCCGGTCGCGCCAGCAACGCCGGTGCCGCCCTGCTGGGCTAAAAGATCCATCTTCGTTTCCCATGACACGCCGGTGCCCGGCTCTGTCACGCCGCTCGAGGTGTGCGCCGAGGTCACGATATAGCTCCCCCCACTGTGAGAGAAAGCATCATCGACGGCGTAAGCCGTCGCCGTAGTCCACGCGCCCTGCCAGTTGATGACCCCGCCAGGGTCAACGCACGGCTGCCACTCAAAATCCCCAGTCGTGTCCTCGTAAGTCAGGCATTCCTCATCGAGGGCTGAGTCCACCGCCTTGAGCATCGTCTCCACGACCTCGTTGTCTCCAGGCAGGCCGTCATCAGTGCCGTCAGCGAAGCCAGCCGGGACTCCACTGAGCGAGTCCCAGGGAACGACATCGTCAGTATCCAACGTGCAGTTCAGCGTGGCCTCCCCGCAGTTGGTATCGTTACCGCTGGCTGCTGCCAGGGCCACCCAGGTCACGCCGTCGCTGCGGCACATAACCACATTCCCGGCGACCCCGGCGAGCCCAGTCGTGCAGTCAGTCCCATTCGCGCCGTCAGTTATCGAGCAGAGCATCCCCTTGCGCGCGGCTGAAGGCAGACTGCCAATCGTGGTGGGCGAGGAACAGCCGGTGCCGCCCTGCTCGGTACGCAAAGCCGCGTGCGCTGGTGTGGCAAGAATGAGGGCCAGGATGGTTGCTGCTATTTTCAAGGTTTGACCTGCGGCTCGGCCGCTCGAGCCTGGCGCTCAAATACGTTGTCGGCGTATATTCTGCGCCCAGAGAACGCGGCTGACAAGGACGCGATGAGATATGCAGGGAAAAAGGCCGGCCCCCACCGTCGCCCCTGCGCGACGTGTTCGAGCTCGTGGCGCACGCGGGTACGAGTAAACGCGAGCTGGCTGCGGTAAAAAACACACTCGCCCAGCGTGATCGCCATGATGCCCATGCGATTGGCCAGCCGGGCGAAGCGAGAACCTGGCAGCGCGATAAAATGAGAGTCCCCACGGACATCGAACGACGACCATCCGCACGCGGCCCGCAGGCCCATGCCAACCAGGGTGTTCGTGCTGTTCCAGCACTGGCCAACCATTTCGTTCATAATGAGCTCCCGGTCATTCACAGCGTTGGGTCTGGCGGGACTACGACGTAAGTCAGGATGACCAGCATTTTGCCCTCGGTCGGCGCGGCTCCCGATCTTATGTAGGTGATATCGGCGGTGCGCGCAGTGGCAGAATACTCGTCGATGGCTGCGCCTGGCGTGGCCTCCGAAACAGACCCGTCGGCGAACATCTGCCCATATTCATTAGTTTGCGGCCCCTCTGTGTGCCCGACCGCGTGGATATCTAATCCTTCGCTGTTGAACACATCGACCAGCCGCATTTCGATGGCCTTGACGATGTGATTGGCGGGCAATTCACCCAACGCCTTGATGGTTTGCACCACCGCAATCGACGGGTCGGTGTCGTCTAGGTGCGTGAACCACCCGGCGAGCGAGTATTGAATCTGCGCCGCGCCGCTGCCCGCTGACGATGCCCCCGTGGCAATGCCACCCCCATCCGAATCTAGGAAGCCGCCACCTATCAGGGAGCCAGTTGATCGGTCGAACTCAAGCAGTTGGGTCGCGTTGGTGGCCAGGCTGGTCGCGCTGGTCGTCGTCCAGTCGCCGCGCAGCAGCCCCACGCCGCGCGCGCGAACGTACACCGTTTCCGAAACCAAAGGAACACTGTTGCCCAGGTAGGGCGCTGAGATGCTGGTCGCGTTTGTCCACCCGACCGTCGTCCATGCGCCCGGTGATTGGCTGCCCCCTTGTGTGCCGTCGGTGAAATACGCGGAGCTGGTGTCGCCGGCGATGAAGTCGCCGTAGGCGAACTCGCCCGTTACCGCGTCGTAACCGACGAAGGCATCGCCGGTTGTGCCCGCGCCAATGGCAGTGCCCGAGGCTCCGGTCGGCAGCCGATAGGTGTCCGCGTATTGCACCCCGCCACCGCCTGTGTTGTTAGATGCCGACAGCGGTATCGTAAAATCGCTCGGCCCCGCCACTGTGATTATGTGCGGCCCATTGAGGTCGCTGGCTGGAGTGCCGGTAATCGCCTGCGCGCCAGTCACCAGGACGCGATCTCCCGTCGTAAGCCCATGCGGCGAAGCGGTGGGCACTGTGATGAAGGCCACGCTCTGCCCCGCGATGATATTCATCGACAGGAACTCGACGGGAGTGGAGTACGCGCGCAGCGTTTCGCCATCCTGAATCGGGCCGTCGGTGATAACACCGCCGCTCGCTGCCACGATTCGGCTGCCCTGCCATGCACCGTGTTCCACCTCGTAGCCCATCGCGCCTGGTGCCGGGTTCCAGGCCGCAGAAATCACGCGGTTGTTGACCGGGCCGCTTAGGAAGGCCGTCAGCCCGGTCAGGGTGGGCGCGTCGGGGATCGGATCTAGGAAGTCGTCGGCGAGCGTGCCGACGTATGTCTCGTCGTCGGCTGTATGCACACGGGAATCCTCGTTCACCATCCGCATCTGCACCCGATTGTCGCCTCTCGGGATAATCGCAGTGACTCGGCAGTCAGTCGTCCAGGATGTAGTAGATCCGAAGGCGTATGAAGTCGGCTCGCGCGTGCCGAGCTCGGTGGTGGGAGTGAAGCCAGGCGCAGACAGCAGCTCCATCTCGTTCGCACGCACGGTGCCCGCTCGGAATGGCGCGCTCACGCCGTCCGCGTCGTAATCCGTGATCGGGTAGCAGCTAGTCGGGCCGACCGGCTGCCCCTGGTCGCCCTTGAGCGTGACCACGAACGGGCCTTTATAGACGCGCACGTCGTCGATCAGTAGCTCCGTGTTCGCCGCTGGCCCCGCCATTACTAACATCAGGTGGATGCTGGTGCGATCTCCACGAATAATCCGGTGCGTGCAGAAAACCTCCTGCCATTCATCCGTCACCGTGTATGAAAAACGGGTTAGTTCGTAGTCGCCGTCTGACGCTGCGGGTGCCTCCCCACCGCCGACAGGCCCATCCTCTCGAAACTCCATCAGCAGCGTATGGCCAACCGCCGCCTCATTGCCTGCCTTCACCCACGCCCGCGCGGCGACCACTGTATCCTTTGAGGTGCCGACCTGCGCGTGTAGATAGTCCCACGTCGAAGCCCAAGTCTTCGCGTCGTTGGCCCCCTTGGCCAATCTCATACAGGCATTGCCGGTTTTGCTGTCGCTAGTGTCGCGCGTGATCGTGACGTTATCGCCGCCGCTGCTCCATTCAGCGAGGTCAGTCTCGAAGCCGCCGTTGGGCATCACGTTGTCGCCGCCCTCCCAGACCAGCGGCTCGCTGGTGGTCAGGTACGGGCCAGCTCCGGTCGCTGTCTCGTAGCCAGTCACGTCGCCTGACTGGCGGTCGAGGCTTAACACGTCATGGGTCACGGCCACCAGGTCGCCCACGGCTGCAATATGACCCTCGAAGTCGGTGTCGAACGTGATACTGCGTCGGCGATGACGACTATCCGAAACTGAGTACATACCCTCGCGCCAGCTCTGTGCTCGACTCGTGCATCCAAATAGAGCCATCCGGGCGGGTTTGTCCCGGCTACCCGCTTTGTGAATGGTGTAGTCTTGGGCAGTGATGGCAATAGTATCGGGCACGGGCGGGTCCACCCTCAACACGTTTTCAGCCAGCACCTCGATGACTGTAAACGCATCGGCTGCACCAGCGAACTTAAATCTCCCCCCGATCAGCGCGTCACCCGCGCCAGCGCCCTCCAACCAGTCAGGCTGTACCGTGAGGTCATCAACGCCGTAAATCAAGCGGCGGCTGGGGTTGCTACTCACTTGGGGCCTTGCCTTCCCCTCCGAGTACACGCCGCCATCGTAGAGGTAGGCGTGAACACTGGCTGGCTTCCACGTCACAGAGTCCATGAACTCCACTTCAACCGACGTTGGTGTCTCTGAGCTGTCGAATCGGTAAGAAATGGCCAGTGATCCGCGCGTCATATTGCGGTTGGAATACATCGCTGTGCGCAGCGGTTGGGTCTGGTCGCGCACGATGGTGGCCTTGCCCTCGGGCAGGAACAGGCGGGCGCGCCCTACGCGCGCGATCAGACTCACGGCCTGGGTCACGGCCATCTGGCGGTCAAAAACCGCGTTGAACTCATCGCCGTGGTCTTGCCATGTGTTCGCCAGGGTAATCAGGCCGTCGAGGTCAATCTTACTGTCGGCCAGGCCAACGCTGTAAACGCTGGAGCGCAGTGCGTCGGCAATGGCCCACGCTGGTGACGTGGTGGCCTGCGTGGCAGTAAAGCCGCCCGCGCCGGTCGCCGTAATGCTAGAGCCGCCGGTCGCCGTACTGCTCGCATTGGTCGCCACGATGACCGAGTAGGTGTTATCGTCCACGCGCGTGATCGAGTGCGTGGCGTTTAGCTCCGCAACTGGCACGCCGCCGACATCCCCAGAAAAGCCGCTTAGAACCACCTGCGCGCCCGTAGGCAGCCCGTGGCCCGCGTGGGTGATGACAACCTGGCTGCTGCCGTCCGTGGTGGCCGCTGGCGAGCTAGAAAGCGACGTGCTAAAGGCATCACCCTGGTAGATGGGTAACTTGCGGGTGGCGATGACTGATACTTTCTGGAAATTCTGCGTATTCAACTGGCCGGAGGCCCGGATGACCATCGCCAGCGTGGTTACGCCGTCGTATTTCCGGTCGGCTGATGTGATATGCGCCCGCAGGCCGTCCCACTTGACGGTATTGGACGAAGTCTGCGCGTGGACAAACTTGCGCGTGGTGCGCCGCCCGCGCACCTCGTACCGCGCCAATTGCACGTTGTAGGTGAAAGTTAAGGCGAGCGGGTGTAGCTCGAAGCCGGTGCCAAACAGTCCAATGGTGGCACGGTAACTCGCCGTGATGCCTCTGGCATCACGGTCGTTGTTGCTGACACCGATATATCCTTGTTTGATTCCATCCCCGACGAGGCCAGTGGCAGGGTCGGGTGTTCCAATGTGCGGCCAATCATCGTAATCGGCCCCGAGCGCCGTCCACTCGCCAGCGGTCGAGGTCAGGGGCGCACCGTCGTCGTCAATCTGCCGTTTCTCAAACCGCAGGCCGAGCGCCAGCCGGTGAATATTCCCGCTGCCATCTCTCCCAAACAACGGAGAGCCAATGACATCAATAGAAATCCGGTTAGTGGTTGTGTCCCGCGAGTTCGCTGCAAACGGGCCGACCCATGCGTCCCTGATGTGGAATCCGGTGTGCCCTGAGTGCTCGGGGTGGTAGTGTTCATCCCAAACTGGGCGAACATAAAGGGTGTTGTTGCTGTTGGCGTACACCGTCCGAATGCGGGCGGGGTGAACCACCCTGTCGGCGGGGGCGCTACCCGACTCCTCGTCATAATTCTCGTTCGAGTAACCCCAAGACCGTCCAAGCTGCTGCCCGTTCACGTTCTGGTATGGATATCCCATGTATCCTTCCGGCGAATTGGGCGTGCCGCCTTGCGCGGCGGTAGCGTTGCCAATGTAGACAACCTTCCCGACCCACTCGTTCTCAGTCCACGGCGTTCCGGTGACAGAGACTTTGCCGTACTGCGCGCCGTCGGCCAGCGGCACTAAGCCGGGAATACCCTCAGCCCCCGTGGCCGTGTAATTGCCGCCAGAGTCGGCCAGTAGCCCCACGCTCCAATCCTCTGGCTCGACCTGCCCGTCCTGAACATCGTCCTTTCCGGGGGCCTCGTCATAATCAGAAGGGTCGAGGTCTTTGGTGTTGCCCACGCCGGGCAAGTCCAGCCGACGCACCTCCGATGACGTTTCCACCGTCGCCGGAACCAATGTTATCGGCTCCCCTGGCCCTGAAATCTCGTACTCAATCTCCTCGTATCCGTCCACGTCCGTCGTGCCCATCCTGACCGACTCAATGTCCATCTCGCCTTGGCCCAGGCAGAACACCTGGTAAAGGCGCTGTTGGGCCGCGTGACCACCCGTGCCAGCAGCGCCCGGCTCCGCGCCTGGCCGCTCAGTCTGGCCGGTGTAATCGGTGTACGGCGACTCTGCGTAGTCGCAAGTGAGGAGGTGCCGCCCATACAACACAGGAATAGCTTCTCGGGGACGCGGGCGGTTGTTGCGTTGCGTAACCGTGTAGGTTGGGGAAGGAAGCAACGAATCAGGCGAGTCCGGTGCCTGAACAGGAAGCAATGCATTGATGAGCATTGCGCCGCCCATCATTACAGCCATTTGCGCAGCGTGAACGACCATCATCTGCCCGGTGGTGAAGGACGCGCCCGCCGCAAGCTCTCCGAACAGCAGCTCCCCGCCGATCATCCCCTGCGTGGCAAGAATCAGTCCGATCATTAGGATCATGCGCAGCGGGTCGGTGCCCCCATCGCCGCCACCCTGCGGTAGCGCCACGAAACACAGAACGTCGTCGTCGGCCAGGTGGGTGATCTCCCACTGTGAGCGCATCAAGCCCTCGCCGTTGTAAATCGCAACAGTGGGCCGGTCGAACTCGTCAATGCCGCGATCGTCTAGGTAGTCGCGGACGGTGATCGGTTGCTCGACCGCTACAAGCTCCCGGTCGCTCAAGGCAAACGGGTTTGGAAAGTGGCCAACGGACGCGAGCATCAGTCGCGCCACCTGTAAAAAGACTGGTGCTGGTATCCCAAGGCTGGAAGCCGACGGCGCGGGGCTACCACCACTCCGCACCCACGTTCACAATGCGCCACCGCACCGCCGACCAAGTCCTTTACAAAAATGCCACAGTGACTCGCGTAGCGGCCAGAGCGCAGTAGAACCACGTCGCCGTCAATCGGCTCGGACACCGGCTGCCAGCGGGAGTCGCACTCGTCGCGGAACGCCCGTAGGCAGGCCCGCAGGTCGTCGGGGTCAATAGCCATCTCGGGCAACTCGCGCCCAAAGTCTGCCAGGCTGACCCAGCGAACGAACGACCAGCAGTCGAAGGCATCCGGGCCAGGTGCCGCAGCTTGCCAAGGTCGGCCAACGTATTTCGCCGCCCAGTGCATCGCTAAACCCCGAACAGTGCAGGAAACAGTGCTTGGCTATACACCGCTGAAGGGAATCTCCTGTTCACCAGGTCGGTGTAAACACAGGTGCCCGTGACCTGTAAAGCGTCAACAGTCACTTGGGTAAGCTGGAGGGTGAGCGGCGGGTTCATCTCAGGCTGCGCGAGGTCGTCGCTTAAATACGGCCGATAGGTTACTTCAACCGGCTGGGGGTCTTCCATCGCCTGTTCGAGGTGTTCCACAATCTCGCGGCCTACCGCGTCAATCGAGAGAATGAGGCGCGGTGATTCGTTGTCTCGCACCGCCGGCAGCGTGAAGTCGAAGCCCAGGGCGATGAACTCGACCGCCGTTGATGGGTCGAGCGGAGCGCCAGCCTCGAGCGTGGCCGTTAGGTTTTGCTTGTCACGCACCACCCGGATGGCTACGGCGCTGCCTTCGGAGTCCTTGAATGATGGGTGCCGAAGCTCAAGGGTGTGGAGGATAACGCTCGTCGTCGGGGCAACGGCGTAAGCCTCTTTCAGAGCGTCGGTAAGAGGTGCCATCAGGTATTCGCCACGCTGTCGAGCAGCTCCAGGCGGGCACTCACCGACCAAGTGTCAGCCGTGCGATAGGTGATCCGATAGGGCATGGCAAACCGCGCCTGCTGGTCGTGAAAGCCGCTCTCGGGCGTGTTGCCGAGGTAAATGTCGTCAACGTAAACGACGGCACCGTCTGGGGCGGCACTGGTCATGCCGATGTAAACCTGAAATCGCAGCCTATCAGATTGGGCGATGATTCCAGACGAGGCTAGGTATTGCCACTCCCCATTGGAAACCACCGTGGTGGTGCCGACGCTGGCATTGGCGACGGCTCCGTCCACCTCGTATGGGATCAACTGGCAAGTTGTCCCAATGCCATTCGTGACCTTGACCCACCCTGAACAATAAATAGGAGAGTCTTTCGCAATGACCAGGCCGTCAGTCGCCACATGAGTGCCGGTGGTTGTGTATATTTGTTGGATGAGCCGGTTGAGACTCGTGCCGCCCGTCGTATTCTCCACCTTGAGGGAATACCCGCCGGTGACTTTTTCCGATGAAGACCGAGTGACCGTCAGCGCCCCTGGGTTCCCCAACCAGTCGCCCAGTGTGACACCCCCGCCAACGGGGACGACCTCCATGTCTGCGTTCTTGGCCTTGTTCGCGCCCGCGCTGCCAGCGTACACCGGCAGGGTGAAAGGCTCGGTGCCGTCGGCCAAGCTGGCGTGATAGAAGTCGCGGAAAATACGCAACTGGGCAGCGTCCAGCAGCCAGGAACAGTCCAGCGTCGTGCTGGTGAATGTAGACGTGCGCCGGACTCGAGTTCGCCCAGAATCCATCTGGGTTCGCAGGAGGTTGTCCTCGAGCTCCATGCGATACCCGCGCGTGTCGTAGTTGGGCAGGCCGACCGGCCAAGCGTCAATCGCCATCTACCTGGTCGCTCCCGCCACGCGGTTCAGCCCGTACTGGTTCTCGAGGGCCGGGGCCAGGCCACCGCCGCCCCCGATGTTGGAAGCTATCGCGCCCTCTATCTGTTCGACCATGATGTCGAGATTGAGCCCACCGTCTGCCCCTGTCGTCTGCTGCACGTCCGACTGTGTGCCCGCCGGCGTGCTGATATTCACGTTGACCTGTGGCCGCGGAGCCTTGAACGAGCCCTGCTCTGGGATGCGTAGTTGTTGCGGCTCAAATTGCAAGTTGCCCGGTACGTCGGGCGCGGTCGGCACGTTGGGATTGCTGCCGGGCTTCCCTTGGCTCATCAAGTCGGGGGACAATGCAGGCCCGCCGGTGAACAGGGACATGAGGTTGAGAACCATCGCCTTCGCCTGTATCTCGACCATCATGGCGATGATGCTGCGCGCCAGGGACTCGAAATCGGCTTTGCCGTTGGCCACCATCTGCCCAATGCCTGCCGCGATACCGTCCACCGCCTCGTTGAATACCGACTGCATCGTGGTCGAGGTTTCCTTCGCATCATCGACCCACTTCTCGAAGGTGGGCTTCTCCTGGATGCCAGTCAGGTCGTCGGCCACCCTTGCAGTCGCGTCGGCCAGCCCGTTGGTCGCGTCGGCTGCCTTCTCGGCCATGTCCGCGATTTCCGCTAATACGTCCGGGTCGAGCTCGTCGGTGGGTCGAAAAGCGCCCATGCCATTGCCCACCAGGTCGGAGCCCGAAGGCCCGATGCCGGCAGGGCCGACAAACGGGTCGCCCGCCTGCGCCCGGATGTTCATCCGCTGCTCGAGCTCGGCTTGAAGGCGCTCTTGCATCTCCCACCAGGGCTCGGACTGTGTTGTCGGCAGAGGCCCGAGGTCGCGCTCGCGGGCCATCATTTCGGCCCAGATTTCTTGCTTGTCTTGCCGACGGTCACGCCAATCAGGGGCTAAAACGTCGGAAGCTACTTCAACGCCCTTTACTGCGGCGTATCCAGCCAGCGCGACCGCTGCGAGGGGGCCGAGGCCCGAACGCCAGACCGCAGTCGCCCCCAGCGCCTTCATCTCGATCACCAGCAAGCGGATGCCCTTCGCAGTCGAACCTGCCCAGGATAAGACGTTGACAGCGATGAGGGCTCCCAGAGCAACCTTAAGTTCGGAGCTGTGCTCGGTCAGGAACTTGAACGAGCCAGTCAGCCCTTCGACCGCCGTCTTGAACGCGCCGCCGATCATTTTGGCCCATTTCTCTATCTTGCCAGTCTCGCCCGCCTCCTTGAGCCAGGCGCGGAAATTGTCAGTCACCTCGAGGATGGTCGGCGCGAGCTCACGGCCCACAGCCGCCGCCGCACGGTTGACTGAGTTTTTGACCAACTGCATCTGTGCGCTGAACGACGTGGCTGCCATCATGGCTTCCTCGGTCAGCGCCGCGTTAGCCACCCACTCGTCGTTCGCCATGTTAAGGCTGCGGGTGAGCTCGTCGTTACGTTCGGCCAGGGTCGAGAGGACAGGCACGACGCGCACGCCAGACAGGCCGAGCGTTTCGAGCATCGCGGCGTAATCGCGCCCCTCGTCATGCCCGCGCTTCAGCCCTTGGATGAACACCTCGAACGCCCTGGCCGGCTTCTCCTTGAACAGGTCGCCCATCGCCTTGCGGCTCTTGCCGGTGATCGACTCGAGGGCGGCCATGTCCTCGCCGCCCTTTACAATGGCATCGCTGATGGCCTGGAAAGCTCGGATCGTGCTGGAGCCAGAGAGCTCGGCTTCCACGCCCACTGCGGTCATCGCGGTGGCGATACCCACCACGTCCTTTGCCGCCACGCCAAACGGGGCCGTCGCCTGCGCCACGCGCTTCGACGCTTCTGCGATCTGCGACTCGGTAGCCGCGAAGCTGTTACCCAGGCGCACTATCGTGGAGGCCAGGCGATCCACGTCAGCCACGTCGGTGTTTGTGATGGTCAGAATACGGGCGAGCGCCGTCGCAGCCACGTCGCCCTGAAGGTCACTGGCCAGCCCGAGCTTGCCCACCGTTTCGGTGAACCGCTCAATATTGGCTGCGCCGCTCACGCCCAACTGGCCGGCAGCCTGCGCGATGTCGAGCAACTGGCTGGTCGCTACGGGTAAGCGTTCCGCAATATCCTGCACGCGCACGCCCAGGCGCTCGAGCTCCATGTCGGCCAGGCCCGTGGTCTTGCCCACTCCGATCAGCCCGCGCTCAAAGTCGGCAAACTCGCCCACCAGCTTGCGTGCGACGAACGCACCGCCAAGCCCGATCATCGCGCCCTTGACACTCAGGATGCTGGACTTGATGCGCCCGAAGGCTGTGCCCAGGCCAGCGACAGACCGCTTTGCGATAGACATGTCGCGCCTGGCCGCGTCCTTGATGTTGGCAAACGCTCGCTTGACTTGCTCGGCACCACGCTTGGCACCGCTCGCGTCAATTTTTACCCTGATCCCTGTCTCGAAGGCCATTGCTAAGCTCCAGGAACTCCCTGTCCAATACGGTGAGCAGCTCGATCAGCTCGAGGCGACCCTCCCCTGTTACTCCGTGCAGCGCGCAATACGCTTGCACCTCGGTCAAGGGAATGGAGCCTGCGCCGGCCATTGAGATCGGCCGACTCCCTGACAGCGCCACGAACGCCGACCATATCCACGCCACGTCGGCGTAAACGTCTGGCCGCTCCTTGAGCGTCTTGGGTGTCCAGCCTGTCTCCGCTTCCAGCTCGACGAGCCAGCGTTCCTGCGAGGCGTGCTGGAATTGCCAGCGCAGAAACGAGGTCAGTTTCCCGAGGCATCTTCCACCGCCTGCTGCCGATAGAGCTCGGCCGACTGCGCGATCTCTGCGATGCACTCGCGGAAGTCACGCAGGTCGGTCAAAGCCTCTGTGGCCGCCTTGGAGCTGTATTTGAGCGCCTTGCCCGCGCGGGTCACGCCCTTCCAGTCGAGCAGGATCGTTGAGGCCATTGCCCCTATGGTGATCTTCTCGAGCACTGAGTCCGGCAGGGTGCCTGCTCGTACCTGGTGCCGATATGGTTTCATTGCCGCCTGGACGTGCGCCTGGTAACGCGGGTTGTTCAGCCGCGCGACCTTCACTCGAGCGGTATCGCTCAAGTCTACCCAAACGCCTTCTGTTTCGGCCGCCTCGTTGGTTTGGAATCTATCAAGATCCATGTTGTGCCCTCCTTCATGGTCACGCTATCGAAAAACGAGCGGTGATCGCCTCCGCATCGTCGTGCACCGCCGTCCAGTTGAGCGACAAAATTACGTCATCGTTTCCGCTGTTGACATTAGCCGCCCCACCCGACAGGAACACGCGCGGGAAATACCACCCGACGGCCTTGTCGCCTGTCTGGTCGAGGGCCGAGAACATCAAGCTCACAGGTGCCTCGGCAGTCAGAAGGTCGTAGAGCGCCTTCTGTTCGTAGTAGACCTCGAGCGTGCCCGATATGTCGAGGAAGCCAGGCGACACGCCGCTCGTCTCTGAGCTGCCGACCTGGAACGTCTGCCGGAGGTTATTGTTGAGCGTGAAGCCAACCGACCGCACCGCGCCGCCGCTGGTCGCATCGACCACCGTGCCATCGACAACCACGTTGCCGGCGTTGACCGTAGCCGAGAACGGATTGCTCGAGGCTGGTGCCGAGGTGCTCGTGTAGACGCTGGAGCCGCTGACCTGGCTGGACTTACCGGAGAACGAGAACGACCCGGTTATGTTCTGCTGGGCGGCCAGGTTGATGCCCATGCCGCCCACGCGCACGCCGTTGTAAGCCATAAAGTCACTGGCCGCGTCCACGCCGGGAAAGTTCTTCTCGACCAGGAACGACTTGGCGGTGCTGCCGTTATCCAATCGCCTGCTGGTGATCGCGCCGCCCTGGGCCGCTGTCAGCCCGCCGCCAGCGACGGTAACAGTGGTCGCGCTCACGGCAGCGACCTGGTAAACGCCGGCGTTACTGCCCGACCCGCACTTGATGACCTGCCCCAGCTTGATCTCTTGGGGAGAGGCTAGGCCGGTGAACTGGGTCGAAGTCGATCCCGAGGCTGTTTCGCTGTTGGCAGCCCCCCAGGTGCTCGTCAGCGCCCCCTCCATCAGCAAAGCCACGCCCTCGGTGCTGCCCACAGGCGCGAGCTCGAAGTTCACGTCGCCCTCAACGCCGCTGGTGTTCACCGCCGCGCCTGCGCGAGCTCGGTCGCTGCGGATAGTCTCGGCCTGCGTGAGCGTCTTGTTCAGACTCAACGACTCGCCGGTGATCGGCACCTGCTGGCCCACCCCCGACGCAGGGCTGGGGAAACCAGCGCCCCACGATCCTTCTGCCTTTACCGACCAGGTGGTTGAGTTCGTGTCTTGTATTGCCATCGTTGTTGTCTCCTAATTAAAAGTGTCGCGTTGAAACGGGATTGTTACGTCCAGTTGGTGATATCCGTCGCTGGTTCCGCGCGACGATAAGTAAGCCGGCCCGGTCGTTATTACGTCGGCCCCGCTGGTGAATTGCACAATATTGAAAACACCGGCAGCAGAGTCCGCGATTTCCCTGGCCTCATGCGTGCCCTCGTTTGCCGGCGCGTAGACGCTGACCTGGATCAGGCCTCCGATGCGCGTGACGCGCGGGCCTATGGTAATCACGTCTGCCGCCCCGTTGCGGATATAAATGGCCACCCACGGGTCTGCCTCGAGTGGTGGTGAGAAATCGACGTTTTCATAGGCCACAGGCACCGTTGAATGATCGGTCGCAGCCCACTCGGTTGCAAACCGCGCCTCGATGGAGGTGCGCTCGGCAGCGAAGCTCATAGTCCTGCCTCACTGGTCGCCTCGTCGATAAACTCGTCGAACCTGGCCTCGACCTCGGCCATAGCCAGGCGCACCATGCCCTCTGGAGCCTGGGTCGAGTGCCCGAACTCTAGGGCTTCGATGTACGGCAGCGAATTAGACCAGAAATAGCTGCTGTAGGGATCGCCGAAGACGAGCTGGTTCATTGTCCCGCGCGCCTGGTCGCCAGCCGCCCGCTTGCCGCCCGAGAACTTCCGGGTCGTTCCCGCTGGCGTGCCGCCCTGCGTTGCCGCCCAGTTGGCCCTCGCGGTGCCGGTATCAACCGGCGTGCGCTTGATAATCCCGCGCCCAAGGTCGAAGACCACCTTTTTCAGCACCAGGCCCACGCTCACGTCGATCAGGTCAGCCGCCTTCGCCAGGTCGAGCTCCATAGCCTTGATGGTTTCGCGGACAGGCATCAGGCTCGGATCACCAGTGAATGCATGACGGCGGTGCCGCCAGGGTTCGTCGCTTGTACCTGGATAACGTGGAAATCAGTCCCGTCGATCCGCACCCGGTCGTCAACCAGGGGACTCGAGTCGAATACGGCCAGCACCGTCCGGTCGTCGGCCAGGATGGTCGTGCCATCGACCAGGCTGCGGCTGATAGGCATCACAGCTCCACGGAAGCTGATCGCGTTCTCGGTGGTCGTCACCAGGCCAGTGGATGCGTCATAGGCCGAGCTGGCCCTGTGCCGGAGCTCGAGATCGCGTCCAAAGCTGGCTAACAGGCGAGCGGCCGTCGAGCGGAGCCCCTTGTAGAAAGTACCCTTGTCGCTGTATCCGGTGGTCGTGGCTGCCAGCGTGGGTGCTATCGTCGCCAGGTAATCGACAGATATGCCGTCGGTCGCCGTCAGCGATGTCCCCAGTGTGATGACAGCGCCAGAAATCGAGAACTCGTTGGCTAAAGGCGTGCCGGTGACTCGGGTGAACCTGACGGCGGGCGTGCCGGCCCAGACCACGACAGAATCCGCGTCGTATGGCGTATTGGCCAGCGTCCAGGTCACAAGGCTGCCCGTTGGCCGCTCGTTTCGCACCAGGCTGGTCGTGAGCGATGCACCGGGAGTCGGGTAATCGGCGACCAGAGCGTCGGTCGAATATGGGGCGAGCCCCACCGTGATCGTCGTGCCGCTGATCGAATACTGGTCAGGCGTGAGCGTGCCGCTCGATTGCTCCAGCCGCACGCCAGGCGTGCCGAAATAAATGGCCAGCTTCGTGGTGTCTGTGGGCGTGAAGGCGACGGTGTAGGTTAGGTTGACCCCATCCTTTGTCCCTGTCAGCGCCTCGTTTAGAATCAGGCGGTCGCTCATGCGCGCACCGCCTCGACGGTAGTGCCACCGCCTTGCAGGAAGTGGCGCAGTAAGCCATCGACCTGCCGGAAATCTGTGTCGCCCGAGGCGCGATCCAGGTACTCCACTTCAACCTCGCCTACCTTCTCGCGCTTGACGTGCCCACTGCGCTCCAGATCGCTCAATGGGTCGGTGCCGGCCTTCAGTCGCCTGGCGACCTCTGCCTGCGCGTACCCAAGCTCGGTTGGTATCTCGTCGGAGCCGACGGTGTAGCCGTCGAGGTCATAAACGCCCGTTCGTGGCCAGGCAAGCGCCTGCGCGCCCAGTGAACGGTCGCCCTTCCACCTGGCCGCGTACACGTTGTCGAGGTAGCTCGCCGCTCGGCGCATCAGCGCATCCTTGTCGTCGCCTGCCCCCATCGAGACAAATGCCTCGGTGGAGCCGTAGCGGTTCGACAGGTAGGTCGTCGCGGCAGCTGTGCTGACGTAACTGTCAGCCGTAGCCGAGCTCGAGCCTGTTTCGACGGTGAGCGCCATAAAAAACCTTTGCCCGACCGACTGCCGCCCGAAGGCAGTAGTCGGCCAGGCGTTTCGGTCAGTCCGTGGTCAGGGCCACGCCAGCGCAGGACTTAACGTCCGCAGCCACCTGATCCCAGTTGGTTCCGGTGTTCAGTGCCGGGTCGGTCGGGTTGGCCCCGCCATTCGTCACGTCCCACTGGAAGCCCTTGAGATTTAGGCTCATGGCATATTCGCCTTGGATCCTCAAGACCAGGTTTTCCAGTCCGGTTACGGTGTCGGACACGATCTCGCGCGACTCCGACTCCTGGATGACGATGCCGTTCTGCACCAGCCCGAGCGTGGTGTAGACATCCGACGCGCCAGTGGTGTCGATCAAGCCGCTCGAGTCGGTGATAATCACCGGCCTGCCGAACGTCGCCACGTTGCCCTGGATGATGGACGTTCCAGCTACCTCGTAGACCTTATCGGTCATCGCCTGGCCGATCAGATCGAAGTAGACCTTCGAATGCATCACCAGGCAATCGATATTGCTGGCAGCGTCTCCGAACTTCGCCAAGGCGAGGTTCAGGTTCGCGTGGGTGATCGTGCTGGCGGTGCCGTCCAGCTTGAGTGCAGCGACGTTCTCCAGCGCGTTGGCCGCCGCTCCGCAGGCTACGTCAACGTAGTCCACAGCCACGGCCTTGCCCCACTGCTGCCCCAATACGAACGACATTTCGCTCGCGTCCGCGCCGATCTTGCGCCAGGCATCGAGCGTCTGAGCGACCGGGCCGATCTTGCGATTGACCTTCACGCCGATGTTCTCGGCCTGCGTTGCCGCGAGATCATCAATGCCAGCGATCGATGTGGTGTCGCGCCTCGTCACCAGCGACGCTATGGACGCAATGAAAGATTCCTTGTTGTAGTCGCCCTTGAGGGCGGCGGGTACGAGCCGGATGCAGTTGTTAGAGGCAGAATTAAAAATTTCGGTTTCCTGGGTGAGTGTCTCACTCATCCCACCGAAAAACTCCTCCTGGTAAATTACAAAGTCAGATGCTTTTCCAATGGCCATTTTGCTGAAACTCCTTTGAGAGATTCAGGCGTGTGGCTGCCACAGTGCCGCCAGTTACCCGGCAGCGTCCGGTTGAAAAACCGTTTACTGCCGAGGCAAGTCCATGTACGCCTGGTTCCCGTGCTTGTGGATGAACGCAGATTTCTCTAGCGTTCCAACCAAGTCAGCTCGGGTTTTAGGCGCGCGAACTTTCCCAGTCCCTGCGTGCGATTGTGTGGAGGCACCGCCTCCAGAACTGCCAGAGGCATCAAACGCCCTGGCGAAACGCTCGTCGCTGCGTAGCTCGTCAACAAGTTCAGCGACACTCATGTAAGCGTCACTGGATGGGTCGAGCGACACCCGTGTCGCCCCGGTCTGCTTGTCGAGAACACGCACAACGAACTGGCCATCGTCCTCGACGGCCCGTGCGGAATTGAGAACCAACGGGAGCAGCAGTGCAGGCGAACCTTTCGCCTCGATGATGGCCCTGGTGGCCTCTGCATCGACCAGCGTGCGGCTGATCGCGTCGGATAAATCTGTGATGCGAAGATCACGCTTTTCGATCTCGGCGGTGTGCTTCGCGGTGTACTGCGCCTTGAGCTTGTCCCACTCGCCGGCGGCGGCAGCTTCATTCTCTGCGCGTTTCTCCGCGTCTGCCTGGAATGACTGGTAAGCCTCGAGGTCGATCCCCTCGAGCTTTGCCTTGAGCTCGGTCACTGTCTCGCGGGCCTTCTTGCCGCGCTCGCGCTCGGCCTTCAGGGACTGCTTGAGCTCGGCCCCATCGTCATCCTCGGCTTGGAGGCGGTAGCCCCCGCCGTCGGCCTGAGTGTAGAACTCGCGGGCCTGTTCAGGGATGTCGGCAATGTCGTCGGTCGTTCGCGGTAGCATCAGGGATGGTTATGCGCCCAAGAAGTCCGATGCGCAAGTACACTACTCTGGACTGATGCAATCGGTATTGCGTAGAATAATGAACAAACTACAGCAATGCCCCCTCTGGAGGTGGGCCTCCGAACAACGCCCACCACTCGTCGTCGGTCAGTGGCTTGCCTCGGTCGATGGCAGCCTGGAGCGCCCCGAGGACTGCCGGGCGGTTGAGGGATTCCGGGCTGATGGTGATGAAGTCCAGCCCCTCCGGATACTTGGCCAGGTAGACTGTAATCAGATCCCGGAATGTCATTGTCTTATGCTCCCGCCAGTATGGCTTCGATCAGTTCATCGAACCCGCGCGTGGTTTCCGGCGCAAACCGTTCCATGACTGCGCGCCACAACTTCCGCTCGTGTGCTGGCGCGCCCATCATTGCCCAATATTCTGCGAACGCTTCTGTCGTGTTCTGGGTGGTGATGCCCCGCGCTCGCTGCGTCCCCTTGAATGTCCTGGTGTAGTAATGGGTGCTGTGGCCACTCCCAACCTTGTTGTTGGTGATGGCCCCGAGGAAATCCCCGAACACGCCGGGCATTTCCCGGTCGAACGAGCCGGGGTTGTTCCAGTTGACAACCTTGGACACCTGCTCGAGGTCGAGCTTCTCGAAGCCAGAAGCCACCACCGCGCGGTCGGCCCGACTCAGCTCGGCGGGTAAATCCGAAGCCGACAACCCGAAACGACGCAGTACCTCCTCGATTGCATCATCACCAGCGGCCGCTAATTCGTCAGCCCGGCCATGCATGAACGCTGGCCACTCCCCTCTGGGCAACGCGCTGAGTTGTTTCCTTCGCAGCCGCACCGCCTTGACCAGTGGGGCGCGATCTGCGAGTAACGCTGGATGTTTTGCCCAGGAGGCCGCCTTAAAGTCGCCCCCCCCGTTTACGAAATCGACCGCGTGCCCGTATTCGTGCCGCCACGTTCTCAACTCAGCCCCTCGCTCCAGCACCACTTCACTCAAGGAGGGATCGAGGGCTGGTTGGTAGTAGGATCGCCGTTGTGTGGACTGGTGAACTCTGACCGGCGGCATTTTCTCAATAACCCGGCCCAGCTTGTCAGGCACGTCAGGGCCGAACGCCTTGTCGTGCCACTCGGCCTCAAGCGGCGTAGTGTCGCCCCACGTTCTCGCCTCCACCTGGGGAGTCGGCTTCGGCTTGGGCCTCGGCCTGGGCTTCGGCTTGGGCTTCACTGCCCCCAGACGCGCCTCGAGCTCGGAGATCGTCAGCGGGCGGCCTGACTGATCAACCAGGTCGCGCAGGTTGGTCAGCTTGCCGTCCTCCCACAACTGCGCCTTCCCTGGGCCAAGGATCTCGCGCCGCTGCGCTGCCGATTTCCCCTTGAGCCATTTCTCGTAGGTCGTATCGCCGGCGACCTGGCCGTCCATCGATGCACGCTGGCCCATCTTCTGCTTGGCGATCTGCTTATCGGTGAAGCCGCGCTTCTTGAGGCCGGCCTTGAATCTGTTCTCGAGCGACTGCGACGGCGTGCCGCTGCCACCTGGCAACCGGGGCTTACTCGAGAGCTCGCGCCAGCTTCGCGTGACTGGCACCAGGCTCGAGCGGCATCTGAAGTGCCTGGGCGGGCCGCCGTTGTATGGTGGGCTGCCGTCCAATGCGTTGTAGTCGGGCAGCGACCAGGTGGCTCCGCTGTACGCCTGGCAGATCGGCGATGTGCGCCCGTCGAGCGTGGATATCTGTTGGATCGCCTTGATAACGTCGGTGTTCGCCTCGAACAGGTCTTGCCGGGCCGCCTGCGACACCTCCTGAAATCCCGTCCTGGCCAGTGTGATGGCGTGGTGCTTGTTGGTCGTGACGAACGCACGCTCGCGCAGGCGCTTGGCTAACTGGTTGATCGTTTCGCCGTTCCGCATCCCCGTCCGCATCGAGGAGGCGAATCGCTTGGCGGTGCTGGCCTCGGCCGTCTTCCACGCTTCCTTGATGGTCGATCCCTCGATAAGCACGTTGGACGTGAGCGCCCGTATCTGCTCGCTCGACAGGGCCACGGTCGCCAGCTCCATGCCCACGGCCTCGTTGACCAGCACCCGGCTGGCCCCGGCCTCGAGCTTGGCCAGTGAGGCCAGTTGCTTACGGCTCGCCCCGCGCATCTCGCCATATGCCTGGCTGATCGTGGACACCGACTCCTTGACTAGCTTGGCCAGGCGCTTCTGCCGGTACAGCAGGCGCGTCGGCTCAGTCGGGTCGATGCGGTACACCAGGTCGGTGAGCTCGCGGGACAGGCGCTCAATGGAGGCAAGCGTTTCTTTGCGAACGCCGGCGAACAGGCGCTCGAGGTCTACGTCGTGGCCGACGAACAGGTCGAGGACTTTTTCCGAGGCGTTGGGCACTACAGGCGCATTCCCGTCAATAAACCGCCAGAATGTGCCTGACGCGATGCGCTAGGCACGGAACTGCCTGAATACGACCGACCCGTCGTCAGCCTTGGTGGCGAAGGTGGGCGTGACGTTCTTCACCCGGTCGGTGATGTTCGTGAGCCCCTGCCACTCAGCCAGGCCGATCTCGCCGTGCCGCTTGATCGCCACCAGGAGGCTGTGCTCGCCGTTGCTCGGCTCGAATCGGTACGGGAAGGCGGCGAACACCACAGGGCGGGTGCCGACCACGCGCAGCACGCGATAGCCGCGCAGCCTAAGTGCCCGCTCGACCGTTCGTCTAAACATCATGGCTTTACCCCGCCGCAGTATGGATCGGCGTGCCCGTGGGCGAGCAGCCAGTGATTCAGGCTGCCCTGGTCGCTTTCAATCACGCCCAGGCGGTTGAACTTGCCCTTCCCCGCATCACGCAGGCGCAGGTTGTTGGCGCGCGACAGCCAGCCCTTGACCAGCATCGTCACCCGCTTGCCCGACAGCGCCTCCGGGCCTCGCATCTCGGGCGTATCCACGGCTGCCAGGCGTACCCGGCGGTCGATATGCAGGCCGAAGCCAGGCACCGACACGCGCACGTCAATGGTGTCGCCATCCACCACGCGGACGACCTCGATGGGGTAAGCCAGGCTCGGCATCCGGCCGCAGTAGAGCTCGCCGCCGGCTGCCACGGCCACCGCAGCCGCCAGGGCGAACAAAAGGCAAAAGGCCAGCCAGGCCATCAATTTGTCAGTCACAGGGCGGGTGCCTCCGCTGCGATCAGCTCCCGCTCGTCCTCGACCTCGAGGCTGGCCATCAGCAAACCACGGCGCTTGAGCTCGGCCAGGAACGTGGCCTGCGACAGGTCGCCAGCCGCCCGGCTCTTGAGCAGGGAGTCCACGTCGCTCACGTCGCGCAGGCTGATGCCGAAGTCCTGGTGGATGTCCACCCCATCGGTCACGTCGGCCATGCCGACCCAAGCGCCCATGAGCCCCAGCGCGCTCTCGAGCGAGCTCTCGAGGCCGCGAACCATCCCGGCGAGCTCTGAGTCGAACTGCGCCTGGTCAAGTGCCCGCTCCGTCGCGGTCATGCTGCCAGTGCGTTGCCCGACCATGAGCTCCAGGCCCATGACCCTCATCCTGTCTTGTATATCTGAAATTGAGTCGCGGCCGGCTGATATCGCCCTCCCGCTGTGCTCCACATAGCTCAACGTGGCCTGGGTGTCCGGATGTTGAATAACTCGGTTCGGCCCGATCTCGAACAGATCGCCGTCGAATCCCGTGGCCAGAAGCAGGGGCACGCGCGCGTAGTGAAGGATATTTCCTTGATCGCTACTGCTCTGCCAGTGCTCGACCGCCAAATGGGCCAAGTCACGCAGGGGCGGGGTCGCCTGCATGAAGCCCGTGCGGTGCGTGTAGACAGCGACCAGTGGGATATCGCTCATGCCGGGCGTTGCGCCCTCGTCCACAAGCAGATAGTCCGTCACCTGGTCATCGTTCACGACGCGCTCGAAAACGCGGAACGAGCCCGGCTCGAGTACCCGTATGCGCTCGGCCACGGCCTCCCCGAAATCACCGTCGGCGATAACGCTGTCTTCGCGGATGCGTACCTGCACCAGGCGCTCCCGACCGCCCACAGCGGCCGTCTGCCACCCGATCACCTGGCGGCAGTCGATGTTGACCAGGTAGGGACGCACGCCGGCAGATTGTTCGTCGGCCAGGGTCATCTCGTCGTCGGTCTTCGGGAAGTCCACCAGGATGTAGCTCACGCCGTCGCGCACAGCCGCCTCGAAGCAGTCACGGGCGAACGTGTCCAGATCGGTGCCCTGGAGGTCAACGTCGTCCATCCAGGCCAGCAGCATCGAGTCAGTGCCCTCGCCCAGCCCCACTGGGCGGCTGAACGGCTTGCCCGCCAGTGTCCTGATCGTCCGCTTGAGGGCGTTGAACAGCACCGACCGCTCGAGTCTGATCTCATAAGCCTCGTCAGATTCAGCCGGCTCCTGCGGCAGGTAGGTGCGGCCAGCCACGCGCATGGCCTTTGTGCCGCCCCAGAGTGCGCCGACCAGGTTCCAGTCGTCAAGCAGCGAGTTGTAGGTATCGGAGGGGGTTTGGACTTTATCGGTGGGCATTAAAATAGAACCTCTTTCGTTACGGCGCGGCGGCCTGCCATTGGGAATTGCTGCATGACCAGGTAGCCGAGCGCATCGGCCTGGTGATCCAGGCCACTGGTTTTATCTGGCTGGTTGGTTTCGGGCTTGTAGACCAGGCCGTCGAGCGACTTGATGAGATGCTTGCAGCGCGGGTGTATCTTGAGCCGCCGATGTCCCGCCGCGTCCTTCAAGAGCGCGTTCACGGTGTTGATTCGGTCAACCACAGCAGGGGCGCTGGAGGGGGCCGACACTTTCCAGCCGTGCCGACGTAGGATCGTAAAATCGGTCTGTCCCACTGGTGCACTGGTCTTGCGGGCCTTGCCCGACGGATCGGGGCAGATAATCACGTCCCGCCGGCGGGTGGTCACGCCAGTGGTGCCCTCTACCCTACCAGCGGCACGGATCCGCTCGAGCTCCTGTTCGGTCAGGCCACGGGTCGCGTACTTGGCCTCGATGTGGTCGGCCATCTCCTCGGTGTTGGAGTTTGACAGCACCACCTCGTCGAATATGTGGAGCTCGTCTGCGGCACGGCAGCCTACCACGCAGCTCATGGGGTCTACGTTGAAGTCCATTCCGATCAGCAGCGGGCCGCCCTGGTCTTCTACCTGGCTCGAGACACTGAGCTCGCGGTCAAAACCCCAGTACACCCGCCCGGCCACTGACTCGAAGCTGGCCTCGTATTCAGCGCGGTAAGTCTTCTCGTCCATCTCGCTGCGGGCGCTGACCAGCTCCTCTGGCGGCACCCACCCACCGTCGGCGGTCGTGAACTGCCAACCCCACCAGTCGCGGTTCGCTGGGTCGGTGGCGTGGCAATAGAGATCGTAGAAATGATTGAAGCCGCCAGGGGTGCCGATGAACATCGCCCGCCCGAGCTTGTCGGACAAGGCGGGCCTAAGCACCTCCTCCCAAGCGTCCGGCTTCATCGTGGCGAACTCATCTAGCACCAGGTTGTCCAGGCCGGCACCGCGAAGCGAGTCGAAATTGTCAGCGCCCTTCAGCCGAACCATCGCCCCGTTCGTGAGCTCGAGGGACAGCTCTGTCTGGTGTACGCCGTGGACAATCTCAGGTGGGCACATGGTGTTCAGAGCCTTCCAGGCGATCAACTTGGCTTGTCGGTATGTCGGCGCGACGTACCAGTTCTCCGAGCCGGGGTTGCCCATCGCAGCCGCCAGCAGCTCAGTGAGCGCGAGCGTGGTCTTGCCGAACCGCCGGCCAGCGACCACGACACGGAAACGCCGCTCGGCGCGCGCGTTGAAGATTCGACTTTGCGCCAGCGATAGCTCAACTTTCATCATCGTCGGGTTTCGATGCCTCGTCTGGCTCGCCCTGCGTGACGATCTGGAAGGCTATCGGCTGCGAGCCTGTCACGTTCACGTCCTGGCGGTCGTGTCGGCCCCACTTGGTTGGCGAGCGGCGCTCGAGGAACCAGGCGGCTGCCCGCCAGTCGTCCCTAGACGCGATCTGCACCCGTTTGAGGCTGTCATTGAGCGCCTCCGAGGTCGCCTGCGCTACTGCCTGCACTAACTCCCAATGCGGGCCGCTGTCTGACTCGCGTCCGAGCTTCATCCATTTGTAGTACGTTGTCTCGCTGATACCGACGGCGGCGGCTGCGTGCTCGGCGTAACAGCCTTGCCGCAACAGGGAGACAATGCCGTCGTGCACCTCTGGTGTGAGCTTTTTTGGTCGGGCCATGTGTTCCTAATCTGCGCCCCTGAGCGTGGCGCGCAAGTACGCCTGCCGGTGTTCAAGCCATCCGATGACCTTGTTGAGGTCTTCGATCTCTGATTCGGAGGCGCTTTTGCCTGGCGCGAGCTTCAATCCAGCGCGGTAAATGTACTCGATCACGATGGCCTTGTAGCCCGGCATTGACGAGCTCACGATCATGTCCCGAGGCTCGATGCCGCCATATTGCGTGTAATGGCTGTCGTCGGGCTTCTCGTCAGTCGCCACAGCAGTTCTCTTGCATCATGCGGTAGAGCTCGCAGGTGACGTTCAGGCAGTACGCCTTGAGCTTGATCGGCGTGAGCGGGCCGCCGCAGGACACGCAGCACGGTGAGCGCGGGACGGCCATCAGTCTGCCTCCTCCTGTGTTCGCAGTCGCCAGGGCATCGGAGCGCCCTCGAGCTTCTGGTAAGGGCGGTGGCCCATCAGCGGGCACTCTGTCACTTCGCAGTTTCCGATTCGCCATTGCCAACCGGGATCAGAATCAAAGCCCTGGCAGCAATAGCACATCGAAGCGATTGCCAGCTTCTTCGAGCCAGGCGTGCGTTCAGCTCGGTCGGTGGGGCTTAGTACCTGCCGCTTTTTTCCTTCCGCTCGGAGCTGTGCGAGTTTTGCCTGCGCTGCCTGAATCCCTGCGGCTCCGCGAGTTGCCTTCTTCTTTGTCGCCACTGCCCACCTCCATGCGGCTTAACGCCGCCATCACCTGTTCGGACACCCTGAGAGGATCAGCCTTGAGCATCGCCGCCGTGTATCGCAGCACCAGCCACCCCTGGGTGAGCGCGGCGTTGTACTTCTCGCAGTCGGCCTCGAAGCCCTTGCCTCGAGTGTGCCTGCCGCCTGACCAGGTGCCGCCCTCGGTTTCGACCGCCACGCCGCCGCAATCAGCGTTCCCGCAATGCGCCGGCCAGGCGAAGTCAAAGCGCCAGCGGCGGGTGCTGTCGAAGCGGTACTCGCGGACAGGCGCGCGCCCGTTGCCTAGCAGCTCCCACATCCCGGCGAAGGTCTCCTCGAGTGCGCTCACCTAGTCGTCATTTCCTGTTGGCCCATGCCATTTTGGGTAGCTGTACGGCGGGCTTGAACCCACGAGGAGCAGAGTCCAAGAATCCAGAGTCATCATATCGGCTATCAATCCGAACCTCACTTGTGGGCAGCACCGCGATGCTGTGAATGCTGAACAGTTGAGGTGTAAGCCACATCTGCCACGCGTTGATTGTGCGCCCACGCCTCGCCCCGCCGGGGCATGAGCCTACGCAAGAAAATCCCATATCACGCCAAAAGACATTGGCTTCGAGATCGGCGGCGCAACGAACCCGCACTTCGTCAAGACCCACCCCCTCGATTCGGAGAAGGGCCGCGAGCAGGGCTTCGCCAAACTTACGCCGTCGAGCGTCGTACTGAATACACGCCTGCGGTATCCGCACAACGCCACCGCTGCGGTCGTACATGACATAACCAACAGGGTCTACATCCTCGCGGGCGATAAGCACCGTACCGAGGTGCAGCCGTTCGATAACGGCGGGTTGGGGCAACCCACCGACGGATTCTCGGTTTTTCCGCATTAACGACATCACATATTTTACGTCGCTTGGTTTGCCGACACCGATTTTCATGCCCCGTTCTCCTCGAAGTCGGGAAGCGCCCGGCTGGTGATCGAAACGACGGTCGCTCGCCGCTTGCCGCCTCGGCGTTTCCGCTGCCTGCCCCGCTCGCGCTCAAACACGGCCACGCGGATGCGCTCTGCGTTCCACTCGCTCTCGCCCAGTGTTTGCAAATAGGAGCAGCACCAGTCGAGCGAGAAAGGGCGGTTGCAGTCCGGGTCGATCTCACGGAACCAGGCCACTGCGTCCCTGTAGTCAACCGAACGCCCGTCCTGCCGTGAGATGTTGTGCGGGCCTCGGTCGAGGTCTGCCCGCGCCTGGTTGATGACCGCCATGAGCAGCTTGAGCTCGTTCGCGGTCGCGTGGCCGAAGCCCTTCGGCTGGCTGACGACATACACGTCAGGGAAGAAGCCAGGCGCGTGGGCACGCCGGTCGCGCTTGTTCGCGCGTAGGTGCTGCGGCAGGTCGCGGTTGATTTCGCTCAACCCCTCAATGACGTGATCGGGAGGGCGGTTGGCGT